CTATAGATCTTCTCTCTGCCGAAATAGCAACTCTAGCTTCTATGTATGCTACAGACCTATAGCCACCCTTACCAAGCTCATCTATATGAGTTGGATAAGTATCCGCTGCAAACGTAGTACCTATAAAGCCTGTGATGGGTAGAGATCCTGGGATTTTAGACATATTATTTTACAATTATATTAAGAGAAGCCCCTAGTTTGTTAAAAGTTCTGTAGCAATAGTAATCTATTTCAAGCCCAAAATCATTTGTTATTTTTAAAAGCTGAGGTTCTGCCATCACAATTTCTAAATCCGTGGACTCATCTATAAAGTCATCTCTAGTTCCTAAGATACTTGGATAACATATGTATTTATAGTTACCAGCTTGCGTTGGATAGATACCATCTACATTCTCATCAAGTTTTGAAACCCTTAAGGCTTTTAGATCTTGAGTAGTTAGTACACTCAGTGGGCTTTCGCCGTAATAGATCTTATACATATAGTTAATTATTAATAGTTTGTTAACGTTTTGTAAACTCGTGCTAATAGCTTTGATCTTAAAGATTACAGATTCCACGTAATTAAACGTAATCTCTGGTAAACTAACTATTTGAGACCCTGTGTTGTCTAGACCAGAAGCTAAGACTAAAGAATCATTAGTGTAATCTATCTCTATAGACTTATCTTGTAGCATCTCTGGATCTTGTATAGTCCATAGAGCGTTATAGTTCCCAGCTACTATTTTCTCTCCAACTTCGTAAACAGATTTTAACCCAGTTATAACAAAAGAACTAAAAACTGGTAACTTAGTACCATAAAGTAGCATTGACCACATCATATTATGAGGAACGTTTAAAAAAGTAGTGCCTGAAGGTATACCACCAAGTAATACTGGAGTAGGATTTGGATTTGTATATAACTCAGAACCTCCGCCTCCACTAGTTCTAGACCCTGTAAAAGAACCCCTTTGCTTAGTCTCTCCATTCTTCTTTACGAACAAAGCATTGTTTTTGACATAAGCATCTTGTACAAACGAAAACTCATCAGAATCAAATAAGTTTGTAACGTCTTTGACGCTTTGTAGTATTTCTGCATCAGCTTTCTTTAGGCTTTCGATTTCTTGTTTTAAGCTAGAGTCAACTTTAGCTAAAGACTCTTTAGTAGTTGCTACTAAGCTATCGACCTGCGATTTGTTGTAATATTGCTCAAATGACTTTTTGATTGAGGCTATATCTTTGTCTAAAGAATTCTTAGAACTATCTAACGAACTTAGCCTTTTTAGCAAACTTTGCTCAATAGAACTCATATTAGTTAACAAGTCTTGACGACATACACTCAAAGACTCCGTCAGTAGTTCCCTAAGCTGCGTTGTTTGCTCAACGCTATAGTCTTTACATTCTTTAATTACATCAGATGTAATAGTCTCTATATCTAAGTTCTGCAGATCAAAGCTATATGTTTCTTTAGCCTGATTGGTAAATACCAAAGTATCATCTACTTTCTTTACAGATATTATAGCATCTTTGATCTGCAGATTCCCAAGGATCTCTAGAAGCATCAAGTTTGTAACTTTGTCTTGGTCTAAAATCATTTGTGTTTCTCAATCTTTTCTAAGTAGCTATTCATTAAATACTCATCTAACTTTGAAGCTTTAATCCTAAGCTCATTGTCCTTAGAATCTGTATTTATCTTATTCTCTTTATCTAACTTCTCTTGCTCTATATCCTTTAGAAGCTCTATGTCTCGTTCGTTTAACTGCTCTTCTTCAAGCTCTTGTTGCTTCATTTTCTTCTCAAGCTCTGCCAAATCTTCTCTACTAAACATTATGTTGTTGTTGAAAGCTTGGTCTGCATGATACCTTAGTTTAAAGAGTGTTTGAGCATCTACGGCTCCAGATTCTATATATAGCCTATCGACTTCAGCATTAAGCTTACGAGTCTCAGCCTCTTTTTTCTCATCAAGAGTTATTAGAGGGTGGAACTCCCAATGGAAATCTAAACCTTCGCCTGCTTCAACTACAAAGCTCTTTTGAGCTTCTAAGATTTTAAAGATCCACATAAAAAAGGGCTTAATATGATTGTTTCTATATTCTTCGATCTTATTATTCATTAAGTCTAACTCCTGCTTACCTGTAGCATTAAGACCTCCGGCAGACCTACCAAAGAGCACAGAAACTGGGATCCCACATGACGCAGAGATAATCTCTCCGAAGCGATCTAAGATCTCTGATAGCCCATGCGAGTTAGTAACGTGCTTTTGATACTCTTCATCAGCATCAAGAAAAATAGTCTTATAAGCACCTTTAGAGCTATTGAAGTCGTTAATGCGCTTTCTCATAGCTTCAGCTAGTGTTCCGTCTCTAAAAGATGTTGAGAATTCTGGTATCTTTGCTGTAGTTTCTAGATATCCCTGAACTATTTCAGCTGATACGCCCATAGATTCTCCGAAACTTTGTATGCTTTTGTATAAGCTTACTAAGCACGAATTGTCCCAGCCCTGATTGTTTTTCTTAGAAAACTCAGTTGTCGCATCTCCACTAAATCTAAAGATCCTAGATTTATGTACCCTAAATTGTATAGAATCAGAGCTTACAAAGCTGTTGTTTTGGATTGTATAGAACTCGGGCATACCATATTCTTCATCCAAAGGGTCTGTGACTAAGTCCGTAGGAAACCAAGTAACCCTAAACCTATCAAAGACCTTAAGATGTACTAACTTATCTATGTTTTCATAGTCTAGCTCATCTTCTAAAGATCTGCCGTCATCTATAAACGCTACGACTACAGAGCCCCCAAAGAGCCTTGCATCCCTTGAAGCTTCGAATGTCTTGGGCTTTAGCTTTAGTCTCTCTAGCTCTTCTAAGATACGCTGATCGGCATCTATAAAAGCCCTCAAAGACTCTTCAGGGTATATATCTATGATACGCTTGCAGATGCCATCTTTGCTATAGATACTATCGAGCTTAGGTTGGCTTAAGTCATAAGTTTGATCTACGCACCACTTGCTTGAACCAGCTCTAGAGCCCCAGTTAATGCCAGTCAGCGGATTTGCCCAAGCATCTAAGCGTCTACTCTGTGTAGTCGTAGATACTTTAGAGTCTCTGTGAACTGCAGTTTTATGTTTCTTATGTTTCTTCATGTTCTATGTACTTTATTCTTTATGTATATTAGACACTTTACTAAGAATTTGCTAACATTTTTTAATGTGACCTTGATATAGCTCAAAATACTCGTAGATCTAAAGCTTATATCTATCTTCTTGACCTTGAATTTCTCAAAAACCGTAAGATCTGTAATACTGACCTTACAAGCTACTCCAGCTATTAAAACTGTAGCAATAATGACGCATATTTCGTATAGTTTCATAGACCAAAAGTTCAAAAGTTACATTGTAACGCATATAAACTGCGATGTATAGTTAATTCATGGTTATTTTGAAGATATTAAGATTTGTTATTATATAGAGTTTTAAGGCTTTTGATTTAATGCTTTGTTATCTAAGCCCTGTTTTACGTGCATGTTTTTTTGCGTTTTTCTTTATTGTTTTTTAATATTTCTTATTGACAAATGCAATGGTAAGTTGTATTCTATATATATAAGTTAATTACTTACTTATAAAACTAAATAACAAAAGGTGAATGATATGAATGAATTAATAAAACCAACTTATTTACATTATGCAATTTTAGAAAATGATGTTGAAGCAGTAAAGCTTTTTATTAGATCTGGTGTTGATATAAATGTTGGGATTGAGAGGTCTTTTAAACGCGAATCAATGATTACTCGCGAAGTAGAAATGTTTAAAATCTATCCTTTAGGTTTAGCTGTTGAAAATGATCTAACAACGATAGTAAAATTATTAACAGAAGCAGGGGCTGATGTTAAAGATGAGTTTTTGTTTACATCTTTATACTTTGAAAACCTAGAAAGCTTTAAAATTCTTCTTAAAAAATTAGGAAATATAAATATTCAAAATAAAGATGGTGAGACTTTTTTACATAAAAAAGCTTTTTGCGGATCAATAGAAATAGTTGATTTTTTAATAGAATCTGGAGCTGATGTTAATATAAAAGACAATCAAGGTAGAATACCACTTCATCTTGCTTCGCAAGAATATGAAATAGGCGAGCAAAAAACTAGGTTATTAATTAAATCTGGCTCTGATGTTAATGCTAAAGATAAAAACGGAAGCGCGCCTATACATAACGCAACGAGTTGGGGGTGTTTTTCAAATAGAACAATTAACTCTATAAAAGCACTAATAGAATCTGGAGCTGATGTTAATATAAAAGATAATCAAGGAAAAACAGCTTTACATCTATCCGCATCCTCTTTTGCAGATGAAATAGTAGAACTTTTAATAAAATCTGGAGCTGATATTAATATAAAAGATAATGACGGCAAAACAGCTTTAGATTATGCTTTTTTAACGCAGTCTCAAAGATATGCGGATGAAGACATTTATAAACAAGGTAAAAACATCATAAAATTATTAAAAGGTAAATGATATGAAAATCAAAATTGACAAAGAACAAAAGCTCGAAGCAGAAATAGAGCTACAAGAGTTGATCTTAAAAATCGATGATGAGCTTATATATGCTCGCGTTGATCAAAGAAGACTCGAGCTAAAAAAGCCGATCTGTGATAAGTGTGTCTTTAAAATCTCTCAAGCAGAAAAACAAAGACTTTTGCATGAGCATTTGACTGAAGGGCTTGTAGTTACTGGTTCTGAGTATACTGAACCTACGAAACTTTTTGATAAGCTAGTTGTAGATATGAAGAAGCAGTGTAGTTTTTGTTTTATAAGACTTTTTGAGTCTCAGAAAGAATCTTTTTACAAAAAGAATTTATATTTTTTATACGAAAGAGCTTTTCAAGACAAATATACAAAGCCTGGTAAAAATAGATCTAATCTTGAAAAGTTGATTATTAGATATATTTGTATTATGCCAATTATTTGTATAGTATTATCGATAATACTATTTTTACAAAACCTATGATCTTATGAATGATTTAGAAAAAAAACAATTTATTAATAACTTCTTAGACACTTTATGTTACGTCGATTGCATGAAGCATAAATTAAAGATCAATAAACTTTTTTATGAAACTTTGCATATATCTATAGTCGAAGAGCAAGCAAAAAAAGTTTTTAATCTGTTGAGAAAAGATAAAGATTTCAAGCTAGATATCAATAAGCTTTATAAATAAAAAGCACAAAGCTTACCAAAAATATTTCAACTATTACAATAATAGATTTTCAGCGAGCTTTGTGCCTTTTAAGGGCGATAGTCGATATGAATAAACTATGATTCTTATTTATCACATCTAAAAATAAAAAGCAATATAAAATAAAAAGTTAATAAAAACTTGTTGACAATTACAACTTTAAGTTATATTATATATATATATAAGCAATTAAGCTTATGTGTTAAAAAGGGTTAAATGATATGTCTAGAAGTAATGAACAAATTATCTTAACAGATAAAAAAATAGGTAAAAAAATCAAGGAACTTCGTGTAACTCAAGGGTTTTCACGTGGTATTGTAGCTAAAGCAATTGATGTTACTCATCAACAACTTCAAAAATATGAGCTTGCAAAAAATCGTATTTCAGCAGCGAGGTTAGCTTTAATAGCTAATTTTTTTAAAGTTGACATCAAAGATTTTTTTGAGATTTCTGAAATAGAAGATTGCGAAGATAAAATAGAAAACACAAAAATGTTGCTAGCAATATCAAAGAATCTTTCTTCTATAAAGAACAATTGTTTTAAAGAAGCTATAAATCAACTTGTAAAAGTTTACGCAAAAGGCAATGAACAAAATTAAAAATTTTAGGTATAGATATGAATATATACAACATTAATAACGAAAAAATCTTAGAAAAACTTAGACTTATATTAGTCTGTAATAAAGATGATTTCTTAAGCCAATCTTTTAATTTTTTAATTTTAGAAGATTGTTTAAATACTGCGGTTTCATCTAATGACAATGATAGTTTAGAAATTTTAAAAACAATCATAAAACCTTATTTTTCTACTTTACTAAAGTTTAGCGAAGTACAAGTGTTAAATAAAAAATTAAATGAATATGATTTATTTAACTTAAGTGAATCAGATCAAGAACTTTATAAATATAAATTTAAAAGACTTATTGAAAATAAAACTGGATACTTAACGAGTTACAAAGAACTATTAAACTAAAAAGGTAAGAATTTCATAGTTTGCTAAGAGTTAGTCTTAAAACACTGACTCTTAGTTTATATACAAGAGATATTTATAGAAAAGTTATTACAAAAATCTTTCAAGCTGAATTCAATTTTAGTATCTGATTGTAATTCTGGTTCTTTTCTTTCTATTTTTTTCTCTTCTGCTGTAATAGCTCTATAATCTATATCTTTTCTGTAAGTGAAATTTGGTGAATTTGCTATAGTCTTATCCATTTTTTCATACATCAAAGCTTTATAGAAATAATTCTCTACGGCTCTTATACTTGCGAATTTATAATGACAATATTTTTGAGAAAGTTTCTTAACAAGTTTTTTTATAAAGTTCTCACTAAACATATGATTGTGGCGTTTCTCCAACCTGTATATAAAATTCTCATATTCTATGATGTTTAAATCTTCAAATATGATCTGTTCTAAAGTTTTTGATATAGTTTTAAAATGAGTTCTTTGATAGTTGTGAGTGTTTTTATGTTGCTTTAGCTTCTTTTTGGTTTTGAGGGTGTTTTTAAGCGTTTCTTTGTTATTGATGATAGATTGTATAGTTGATAGGTCTTTTTGCGTTAGAATGTAGCTCTTTCTGTTTATTTTGCTATTGCTATTAGTTTGAAACACTAACTCATCTTGTTTTATAGAGGGGGGGGGTGTTTTTTTAGAGGGTACCCTCACTTTTTTTTGCGCTTTTTTTTGTGAAACAAAATCATAGATCTCCTTATCTATATTTATTCTAATTATATTACTTATATTGTTTTCCCATTTTGACCTATTAATTGCAAAAAAATTCAAAGAGTTATCCACAGAGTTATCCACAGAGTTATCCACATTCGGAAATTTCATGTAAAATAGTTCGTTTTTAATGAGTACATACTGATTTGGCTCATCTGAATATCGAGCAATCAATCGGTTTGATATCAACTTCTTTATTAATCTTTTAGAAGTTGATAGTGAGCATTCTATATTTGACGCAACGTCATTAGCATATAATCCAAACTTAAATTCGGCTGCTCCATTGCTTAAATTTAAAATCTTGTCATAAATATGTATCAATTTTAAATCTGACAGGCCATACTTATTTACAATTTTATAAAAGAAATCTCGAGTTATATAAATCTTTTTTGATTGCTGCAATTCTTTAAGGCTAGAAAATTTAGTTTTTTCTAGTAACATTTGTAAATTAATTTTATATATAGTCTTCTGATATAAAACTTTAGTTTGCTTCAGTAAATTTAATTCTATTAAAGTTTGAATCGCAGATCTTATTTTTTTACTTGATTGATTTAATGAGTTTTGTAACTCAGGCACTTCTATACAAAACTCAAGTTTTATTTTCTTACCTCGATTTGTTTTATATAAAATATCACTTAAAACTAATTCAGTACATCCTATATCTACAACGCCAGAGTTTTTTAAAAATTCCGATATTACACTAGGTATGCCAACGAATTTAGGTTTTTTCATATTGAACTCAAAATAGTATTACATAAAAACTCTATTTGATTCCTTAGAAAAGATCAATAGAAATCTATTTTATTATTTTCTGTTATTTTATTTACTTTTGTTAGTGCTTTTATTACAAAAACTATTGATTTAACAAAGTATTTATTATATTGTATATATACATATAAACAAGAGATTGAAAATGACTATAAAAAAACAAAGAGGAAGAAAAAGAGCTGGATATATATATACAGGAGATAACGAACTATTTGAAAAACAAATAGAAAAAATTATCGCTTTAAAAGAAGAAAAAGAAGCTTTTTTAAATGCTTTTAAAGATATAATTGGTAAATATCTACATAGAGCTAGAAATGGAGTGGGTATAAGTCTTGAAGAGCTTGGTATTAAAATAGGAGTCAATGCTTCGCAGTTACATAAATACGAAACAGCAGACACTTCTATAAGTACAAGTAGATTCTTTTTAGCGATTTTATATCTTTTTAATCATAGACCCGTTAAGTTTATTGAAGATTTTTTTCAGTCTTTAACAAAAGATATACAAAAATCATTTAACGAAAAGAATATAGATTTTAATAACAACATTAGATATGTAAATCCAGATGAAAAAACAAATAAACTAAAAATGCATATTCAAGAAGAAGTATTAAAATTAGATAAAAATGAATTAAAAAACATTCTTTATATCTTAAAGTTAATTAATAAGAACAAAGAAAATAGCTCAAATAATATAGTTACAGAAGAAATTTAACAAAATATTATATGTATAACATGCAATTAATTAACAGTTAAGATTATGAATCTAATAGAAACTTTACAACAAGTCTTTGAAGAAAAACCATTATGCAGATCTTTGGTCTTCGATCATATTTGGCTTTTTAACAAAGATAAAATGAATATGATAGGTTTTACCTCTTATGTGTTTCTTTGTTTTGAACAAGCTAGTTTTGGTACTCTAAAAATAGATCATTACGAAACTCCCTACTTTGAATTAATGAAAAACAATTATAACAACCCACGTGTTTTTTGTACAGATCTAGAGTTTTTACAAAACGCATATCCTGATATTACATTTTCTCAAAGTATCAATGACAACACTAAGATTGCTTTTTCTAAAATAAGTTGGGAGGAAAATTAAGGGTAATAAAATATTGTATTATTATTCATTTTTTATAAAATATTATTATTAATCCTATTGACTCGCTAAGAAGTTTATTATATAATTATATTATAACTAAACTAAGGTATGATATGACTAAACTAGAACTTTTAGCTGAATTTAGACAGGTGGGAGAAAAGATATTACAATTACAATCTCACTTACAAGATTTAGAAATGCAAATTAATATTGGTACTAATCATGAACAAGAAATCGTATAAAACTCTAGAATTTTATTTTTTCTCAATTAATGTTTTATATTTAACATTTCAATTAGGTAGGGGTTATGAAAATTGGATATTCTAAAAAAGTTACTAAGAATTTAGGTAACTATGAAAGCTTAGTAATTAAAATTAATGTTGAAGAAGATTTACAAGACGACCAAACTCCTGATCAGTTACTTTCTAAACTTAAAGACTTTGTGAATGCAAAAATACAAGAAGATTTTGCTTCTCACAATCAAAAAAACTCTAAACTGGAAGTTGAAGTATCTGTAGGCACAGGTGAGCTTAAGAATAATAACTCAGATTTTATAATGAAAACTGATGCAAAAGGTTATTTAGTACAAACTAAAAAAAATACTTGTCCTGTTAATAATGAGCAGCTTTTGAATAGATTAAGAGATCAATGTGTTTTGCTTGTTAAGCAAGATGTAAATAATAAATTAAAAATAAATGGTTTATTAGGTCAGTTTGGAGTATCGAAAGTTTTTGATTTACGTGACAATCAGATAGATTTATTTAAAAGAACATTGGAGGCACTATGAAACATGCAAAATATTCAGCTTCAGGAAGTCATAAATGGACTAATTGCTCTGCGTCTTTAGAACTTGAAGCTACGATACCAAATAAAGATAGTTTCTTTTCTCATGAAGGAACTCTAGCTCATGATATAGCTTATAGGTTTGTAACATCTACATTATCTGACAATGATTTAGTTGGTATACAAAGTGAAATGATCGATTGTGCTAAGGCTTATAGTTCTTATATAAATAATATCGTAACACATGATTTGTTTGCTAAGCTTTTTGAGAAAACAGTATATTTCGGAGAGATGATCGGTGTATCTGATCAGCTGGGCTTTGGTACAGCTGATTGTATATTATATGATTCTTTAACTAAAGAATTACATGTTATAGATTTTAAGTATGGCAAAGGTGTTAAGGTTAGCGTTCAAGATAATACTCAGCTTATATTGTATGCTATAGGCGCTTATAAAGAATTTATGGAAAATGAAATTGTCAAAGTTCACTTACATATAGTACAACCGCGTATTAATAATTATAAAACAACTATACTTGATGTTAATCAGCTAAAAGATTATTGGATTCCGTTTTTTACAAACAAAGTTGTTTTGACTAAGGATGCTAGTAATTTATTTAATCCTTCAATATCTGTTTGTAAGTTTTGTAAGGCTAAACCTGTTTGCCCAGCTTTAAAGGGTAGAGTTGATAACTTACAAAGTTTTATAAAAAACTCTAAAGCAATTAACTTAGTTGAAGAAAAACAAATTGATGAAATACTATCAAGTTCTGAATTAATTATTGATTACTTAAATTCTGTAAAAGAGTATGTTTACACTAAAGCTCAAGATGAAGGTAGGTTTGCTGGTTGGACTTTGACTAAAGGTAAAACAGTAAGAAGGATTAGGGAGGATTTAATACCTGATCTTGAAAAAGAAATTGGTATAGATTTATATAAAAAAACTCCATTGGGTGTTATTGAAATAGAAAAGATTTTAAAGCCACTTAATAGAGATATAAAAGATTTTGTTCAGCAAATTGAACAAAAAGCAATCTTAGTTAAAGAAAACGAAATAAACTTTGAATTCTAAAATTAAGGTGAATACTACAGATTATAACTTAAAACTTAACAACTAAATACAAGGAAATTTATGCAAAAAAAAATTATACAATTAAAAAACGTAAGAATAACTTACATCAGTTTATTTCGTAAAAACCTTTGGCAGGGTAAGGAAACTAAGTATCAAGCTACTTTTATAATACATAAATCAAATGAAGTCATTAAGCAGCTGCAAGAACAAATAGAAGTAATTAAGAAACTTAAATTTGATGGTAAAACTCCTAAAAATTTCTTTTGTTGTTTGAAAGATGTTGATGATTTGAAAGAAGATAATGAAAAATATTCTGCCGAACATTATAATGATAGTTTTACTTTAACTGCTAAAACTGACTATAAACCCTTAGTGGTTGAAAGTTATCAAAACACAAACCCATCTACTGGTAAAAAAGAGAAGGTACTTATAACCGATGAGTTTAAAATTAAAGCTGGAGATTATGTAAATGCTTTTATAGAGCTCACGGCTTATGATACACCTGGTAAAGGTATCTCGTGTAAATTATTAGGCGTGCAGTTCTGTAAACACGGTGAAGCTTTACCTAGCTATATACCTCCATTTGATTTTATAGATGAAGGGAATTCAGAAACTAACGATTTTGAAATACCAGATGATATGGATTTCTAATTAAGATCTAAAGCTTAAGCGTTTGATTAAATTCGACGCTTAGGGTTTAAACAATAACTAAAAGGTAAATGATATGAGTGATATGAAAGTCAATAACTTACGCAATACACAACCTACAATACATGAAATAATTCAGTACCAAAAAGAGTTACAAAAAAAGCTTGATGGACCTGATTTAGATCTTCTTGATTTAATAGAAGCTAATTCTATTGAAGAAGATGAAATAGGAATGACTAAATTACACTATGCCGCAGGATATGGCAAAAAACCATCTTTGAAACTTGTAAAATACTTATTGGAAAAATCATATTCTGTTGATATAGACAAAGCAAGTGATTACCATGGAGAAACGCCTTTATATGTTGCTGTTGAATATGGACAATTAGAAATTGTAAGATATTTAATAGAAAAAGGAGCTGATATACGTAAAAGAAATAAAGAGGGGGCAAATCCCTTATATCAGGCTATAAGTTCTGGGTCTTTTAAGACTCAAAATTGTTCTACATATGTAGAAATAGCAAAAATCTTACTAGAAGAAGGAGCTGAGCTTGATGCTGTTGTTCAACAGCATCCTCCTTTACATTTAGCAATACATAGTATTGAAATGATTAATCTTTTAATTAAACACCGAGCTGATGTAAATGTAAAAGATGTATATGGAAATACTGTTTTAGATAAAGCTTTAAAAGCGGGGTATAAAGAAATAGCTGAATTGTTAATCAAACATGGCGCCAAACAAACAACCGAAGGTAAATTATGAAGAAATTTATTGAAAGTTTACTACTTATACTACTTATAATACTTTGTATTCTACAAACAAATGACAAAATTGAACTTAGAAAACTACGGCTTGATATAGAAAGCATAAATTATAAAGTTAAATTATTAAAAGGTAAATTATGAAAAATAAATTAGACAGAAATTCTTTTACATCATTTGTAATTTTGATATTTAGATTATGTATTATAGCTTTTATTGTACCTTTTGTTCTAACTTTACCATTACTAATATTTCGTTTTGATATTGATTTTTGGCCTCTTCACCTTGCTTTGTCTGCATCTACATATATATGTTGTGGATATGTTATTTTTAAAGATAATCTAGATCTATATACTTATAGCAACAAAGATGTTTTGGTTACTACAAAAGATTTTAACTCTGAACAACAATTTTTTTATGACTCTTTAAACCCATGTCCATATTGCGATACTAAGTTTAAACATACCGCATTACATTGTGCCGTGTATTTTAACGATATTGAAAGACTTAAAGAAGTAATAGAGCTTATTAAAAAAGTGGATGGAGTTGATGCTTTTAATAAAATTTTTTTTGAAGAAGATTCTAAAAGGCGTGAAGTTCTTGATCTCAGTTTTGAAACGGGAAATATAGATATTATTAAATTTTTAGTGCAAACATACAAACAAGTATACAAAACGTATGGGTCAGAAATAAACTTAGAAATGTGTATGGGTGATAATCGCTGGATAACTATAAATCCAGAGGATGAAGAATCTATAAAACCAGAGGATGAAGAATCTATAAAACAAGCTATAGATTTATATAAATATAAAAAACATCAAACTGGTAAGGATATTTTGGATAAAGACGATAAAAATCCTTTATGAAAAGGCTTTAGTAAAAGGCTTTTTTAAACTTTAAATTAACAAACAAAAAGGTAAATGATATGAATGACTTGATAGAAATTTTAAATAAAGATTTAACAGAGCGACAAAAGGTATTAGCAATTTATAAATTAATACAAATTAACAATGATCTAGCTGAAAATTCAGTGAAAGCCATATGTCTTATTTACTGCAATATTGTTGATGATTTAGACACAAAAACTTTTTGTTTAAATCGTTTAACGCAAATATTAGAGATACCATCTTTAGTAAATAATCAAAAGATTATTAATCTTATTTTAAATGCAATTACTACAGAAGATAAAGACCCTTATACAAAATTTATTATGAATGGAGAGTTGTTAACTTTACATTATAAAACAAAAAGGTAAATGATATGAATCTGTATAACTATAAAGAAGAAGAATTAAGAGAAAAAAACCAAAGATATATAAAAGTTATAACAAAATTACTTAACGCAATTGATTTTACATTAAAAGAAAATCACGACCTTTTTGAAGAATTAAATCAAGAAATAGATATAGAAATATATAATCATAATAATGAATGGATCATTATGAATTTAAAAAACGTAATGGAAATTAATAGTAAAAAACTCGAAAAACAAAAAGGCAAATGATATGAATGACTTGATAGAAGCCGTAAAAGCTAATGATGTAGAAAAAGTTAAACAATTAATCAAAGCTGGAGCTGATATAAACGATGTTGGCGATTACGATGAAAATAGATTGATAAATGGCTTTACACCTTTGCAATGGGCAGTGTGGAAAGGACATATAGAAATAGTGAAACTTTTAATACAAGCTGGAGCTGATATAAATTCACAAAGTACTGATGATATCGATGGACACACGGCTTTACATTGTGCAAGCGACTTACCAATAGTGAAACTTTTAATACAAGCTGGAGCTGATGTTAGTATTAAAGATCTACATGGTGAGACGGCTTTGCAATGGGCGTCGTTTCAAGGTCGTACTAAAATAGTAGAATTTTTAATTAAACATAAATCTAAACTAACAAACTAAAAGGTAACTACAAATGAAATTTTTTGAATCAATGCTTGATGTTGCGCTTGGGTACTTCAGTTTTTTTGCAACTGCTTATATGGCTACTCTTATTCAAGAGTATTTTAAATTTACCACTGAAGAATTGGTGTTAACATTCATTCTATTATGGTTATACGCTAGAGTCAACTTTAGTTAATAATGTTAGAAAAGGAAATAGAGACGAAGATCGTTAAATACGCTAAATCACAGAATGTCTTATCATTTAAGATGAATTCTGTGACAAGCAAAGGATTGCCTGATCGTATGTTTATAAGCAAAACGTCTATATTTTTTATAGAATTTAAAAGATTAGGTGCTAAACCTACAAAGTTACAATCTTATATGATGTCAGAGTTAAAAGATTATAACTGTAAAGTTTATGTTGTAGATGACGTAGAACAAGGTAAAAGAATTATTGATATATATAACTAAAGATAAATGATATGAATAAATTAGAAGTTGTAGATAGTTTTATTAATGCTATATATCGCGAAGATATAGAAAAAGTTAAACAATTAATCGAAAATCTTGACATTAATTGGCAAGAACCAGATGAGGGTTATACATTTTTACATCTTGCAGTATCAGACGAAAATATAGAAATAGTAAAAATATTAATAGAAGCAGGAGCCGATATAACTATAGAAGATTCATACGGTCACACAGCTTTACAATGGGCTATTAAATATTCAAAGCTAGAAATAGCTAAATTATTACTAGATGTTTATATTACTAAAAATCTCTCTTATAAATATAAAACTTTTTGTCCTTATTGTAAAAAGTTTACTGACCCAGAATTAAATAAAACAACAAAAGGTGAATGATATGAAGGAAGAACTAAATGCAATATTTTTAAATGAAGATCTAAAACGACCTAAATTTGATGAACTTTATAAAAACTTAACAAACAAATATTTCAAAGATGAAAAATATTTAGAAACTTTTTTTACTAAAAATTTAAAAATTGATATGGGTTTTGAAAATATTGTGTTTGAAAATATTTTTTGTGAACATAGAGATTTTTATGACAATAGAGCTTGGGGGCATATTACTGATTACAATAGTCGCCAGGAAACTGTTGATATTATAAAATATGTTGATTTTCTATTTTCTTCGTTTGTAAAAGCTGGAAATGGTACTTTTACTTTAGATTCTTATCATCCAGATAGTCGAATGTTTGAAATTATGAAAAATAATTATAGAGTTAATTCTAACGAAACTGTTTTAGAATTTTTAGAAAAAAAATATTCACATATTAAATTTTACAAAGGTGAATTATGCCAAGATAAATTATTTTTCTCAAAAACAATAAGGTTTTGACAAAAGCAATATTATTTGTTATATATAATATATGAATTAAGGATTTACTATGACAACAGATAAGATAAAAGAATTTTTATTAGAACAACGAATTATTAAAATAAACGGTATTATAGATGAAAAATTATCTGAAGATGTAATAAATCACTTATATTATTACGACAGTTTGAATCAAAATACTATATATCTACATGTTAATAGTTTCGGAGGTTCTCTTAGAGATGGTTTGGCTATATACGATATTACTCAACGCATTAAATCTAAAGTTTGTACTATTAATGTTGGTAGTGCCATGTCTATGGCATGCTTTTTATTAAGCTGTTGTGGATCAGAAGGTATGAGACACGCCACTCCTAATTCAATTATAATGTGGCATCCTAGCAGTACATACATGGGTTGGTCAAGTACAGAAGAAATCGCTATCACTGGTAAAGAGGTAGAACGTTTAGATAATTTAGTAGATTCTATATTAGCAAAACATACAAAAAAAGATTTATCTTTTATAAAAACAATAGGAGAAAAAACTACATATATTACACCTACCGAAGCTATAGAATATGGGTTAATAGATGGTTTATATGTTAAAGAAAATAAAATAGAAAACGAATCAGAAAATCAACTTAATAAAATTAAAAATATATTATTAGGAACTAAAAATGATAAATAAAATAAAAAACTTCTTTTTTAGAATTTGTAGCTTTTTTTATTTTAAAAGCAATGAATCAGAACATGAAAAAAGATATGGTCAAATAGCTTGTAAGTGTAAAATTAACGATTTTGTTGATAACGTGCAAGAAAAGACTAGTAACGAAAATATAGTATCTGATAATCCTGTCGAGTTTAAACAAAACTCTGTTAAAAATACTCTTAATAATGAATGGGTATCTGGGCATAAAAAAACAAAAAAACTAAATTAGGTGTAATATGCAAGAAAGAACAGCTTTAGATATTTTTAATGAACTTTTACAATACAATGAAGTCGAATTAAATAACAAATGCATAACTTTTAGATTATCAAATGAAATACACACACCTCTTGACATAATAGCAAGAAAACATGGCTACTCTTTTTCTAAGATGATTAATAACGTGCTATTGAGTTTAATATCCCAAATTATACATAATAACTATATTTTTTCGCCAGACTTATCTGATTTTAACATAAGAGAACAAAGAATAGCAACTGAAGGAAAAAAAGGAAAACATGTAACAATACATGTCACTGAATCAGTTTTTAAAGAAATTAATAAAATTTGCAATTTGAATGATAGAACTAAAAGTATTTTAGTAATTTACGCTGCATTAAGTTGTTTAAAACAAAAAAAAGAGACTATCGGAATAAGTTATGATCTCTCTCCATTTAACTTAGATTTTAAAATATGATAAAAAAGTTTAAATATAAATTTTTAAATACATACTTAAAAGAGATACATAAAAAATCATTAACTCTTTTATGTATATATTTGATTTCAATGATTATATATAGCTTTTATATTCAAAATATCACAGCTCTAATATTAATAGAGTTTCTTTTATTTTGCTGTTTAATATCTTGTATTAATTCTATTAAATGTAACTTTTTATATAAAAAATTTATACTTAGTACCAATTCAGAAGAAGAATTAACTATTATTTGTAACGCTCTTGAAGAAAAAACAAAATATATAAACATCTCTTTGTTTTGTTTGAAAATAACTTTAAGCGTAGTTTTGTTTGATATAATTAACAATTTACTATGAAATCAGAAAATAAAAAATCACCTTTGAAAAAGCTCTTAACAGATCAAATATCTGCAAAGCAAATAGCTGATGTACGTTATTTATCTGCTATGGGATATACAGATAACGATATAGCTAAAAATTATTTAAGAATGAGACCAGATGATTTTTGTCGTTTAAAAAATGAAAATATAAACCTTAAAGAATCAATAGAAACTGCAAAAGCTTTAGTTGCAATACAAGCTCATGAAAGACTAATGTATCTTTTAGAACATGCAACTGTAGAAAAAAATCAAATACAAATAGCTCTATATCTACATCAAAAATATAGTAAAGTTGACGATTCACTAGATCTTCCTTCTAGTATTCAAATAAGTTTTGCTAAAAAAACTGAAAAGACTAAAGAGGAAATAGAAAAAGAAGCTGATTTACATTTATTAAATGAAGAATAAGGATAACTTACATAACTATCAATTAGAATGTATAGATAAAATAAAATCAATTAAGAAATGTGCTTTACATCTAGACATGGGATGTGGAAAAACTATCATCACTCTAACTGCGATATCAGATCTTTTAAAAGAGAATTTAGTTAAAAAAATCTTGATAATCGCACCCCTTCAAGTTGCTAAAAATGTGTGGCATAAAGAACTATCAAACTGGGAACATACAAAAGCTATTTCCTATAGTATTTGCGTTGGTACTAAGATAAAAAGAGATAAAGCTTTCAAACAAGATGCTCGAATTTATATTACAAATAGAGAAATTGTCCCAGATCTTTTAGAATCTTTAAATAAAAAAATTATATCTGATTTTGATATGATTGTTATCGATGAAGCTTCTAGTTTTAAAAATGCTAAATCAAAGCGTTTTAAAGCCCTTTGTAAGATCAAAAGCGATTACTTAGTGGAGTTGACCGGTACTCCATCTCCTAATGGCTTAATGGATCTCTGGTCGCAAATTTATTTATTAGATAAAGGACAAAGGTTTGAAAAATCAATGAGTAAGTTTGTAGTTAAAAACTTTAATTACAAAACTCAAAGAAATCCACATACTCGATCTTTTTTCTTTTACGATCATGTACCTATAAATCAAAAAGAGTTATTTAATAAAATTTCAGATATAGCTTTTTCTTTGAAAGCTTCAGATTATATAGCTTTACCAAAAAAAATTGATTTAGTTACTTATGTAGATTTACAAAATCAAAGAGAATATAAAGATCTAGAAAAACATTTTATTTTAGAATTGCAAAGCGATACTGTCGTAGCTCAAACACAAGCTGTTTTGTATAACAAGTTATTACAATTTTGCAATGGAGCTATTTATGATGAAGATAAAAACATCATTGAATTAAACAATTCTAAAATAGATGCATTAGAAGATATTGTTGAAAATAATGAAAATGAAAATATTTTAGTTGCTTATAATTTTAAATCTGATTTAATACGTTTAAAGAAAAGATTTCCTAAATCAGAAATTCTATCTACTAAAAATATTGATGTAGTAGATCGTTGGAATAAAGGAAAAATAAAAATGCTTTTATGTCATCCAGCTTCATCAGGAATGGGTTTGAACTTACAAAGCGGGGGGTCTACAATCATTTGGTTTGGGATGACTTGGAACTTAGAACATTACTTGCAATTTAATGCTAGATTATATCGGCAAGGTCAAATAAAGCCCGTAAAAATTAATCATTTAATAGCAAAAAATTGTATAGATGAAACAATCTACGAAGCTCTTAAAAATAAAAATATTACTCAAGAAAATTTACTAAAATCATTGCTTTTGAATATTTCTTATTGACAGTTTGAAAACTTTATTGTATAAAGCATAAACAAACAAACTAATTAATTATAATAACGATATGAAGCAAGAATATTTAAACAAACTTTACGCAAAACTATACAACTTTAAAAGTGCCAAAAAGAAAATTGGTTTTTCCGAAAAAGATGTATCTCATCAAGATTTAGTAGATATACTGATGACACCAAATTTGCAAGATTCTAGAGCTCGTAACGACCGAGAATTAAGGTACCAAAACTCTCATCGCGACGCGGAGAAGCTACAAAAGATAACAGCAGAATTCTTGCCGTTTATAAGAGAAGAAATGATTTGTTTGGTAAGAGATAGCTACAAGGGAGATCCGCGTGAGTTCAAACATATAGAAAGAGAACATTTTCTTAACATGATTTTTTGGAAATCCTCATCTTGTATATTGCGTACTTTTGAGCTTTTTGGAGATGATTTTTCAGATCGTGCTGATAACAGAGATGATTTTTATCAAATGATAAAACGAAGCTTAGTAATTAAAATTACTACAAAAAACCAAGCTTTTATAAAAAAAATTGATGTTATGGTAAATAAAATTTTTGATTTAGTAGTTGAACGATTAAATAAATATAACAATAACGATCTTAATACAGAAGTACTTGAGAAAGAAGCTTTGATGTTTATAGTAAAAATTTCAAAATCATTTCCATCTTTAAAAGACAAAGTATTAAACTTAATACTTCCATATTTAAACCATGAAAAAAAATCATTTCATGATATTGTTTTTATTGGTTTTAAAAAACTAGCAAAGAATTTTCCAGATGAAATTATGAGTTTAGTGCAATCTTATAAAACACATGAGAATACTGAAATAGCAAAAACAGCCTCACAAACTTTAACAAAGATAAAAAGAAAAATACTTGAACGCGAGATAGAAGAAGAAGAGGACGAAGATACGGGTTACGAGGAAGACTATCATGAGGACTTTGATTATGAAGATGACGATGTTCGATCCGTTTTAATGGTTTGATTTAAAAAATATAGTTGGTATTGTTAAACTAAATAACAAAACTAACTAAAATGATAAATTTAATAAATAAATATATAAATAAACAATTTGTTCTTGGAATGATACTTTGCTTTGGTATCTTTTCAAAGTACATTCTAGGACCAAATAACTTTATAGAAGAAATAAGTGAATTTTGTTTCTTTGTAAAAACAGGTAAAGATATAAATTTTAGTGAAGAGCCTGAGACATTAGACTCTCACTTAAAAGAAATACAAGATTTTATGATGATAAATGGTAAATAGTATGAGTTTATTAAAAAATTTTTTAACTATAACTTTTATAGCGTTATTATTAACGGGTTCTTTTTTGTTATTGGGTGCGTTACTTATTACTATAAAGTATCTATTCATAACAGTTACTACCAAATTTAATAATTTTTGTTTTGATTATTTCAACAATCCTATTGTAGCAGAATGGTTTGTAATTGGAGGTTCTGTGTTTTTTATTTGTTTTTTATCTATTGTTATTCTTATGTTGCTTACAAAAACTGATGATGTTGATGATTTCTGGAAGTAAGTAGTATGAGTTTATTAAAAAAGAAAAAAGATAAAGAGTTTGTTATGCTACATCTCCAACATGGCAACCTCGGAGGACGAGGCAAAATGATGTCTATAGAATATTTGCAAAATATTTTGAAATTAAGAAAAAAATATAAAGGTATAACACATTCTTGGATAGAAAACGCAGATGGTACAATTCAAGAATGTTCGGATTTATTAAAACCTAATATATTGAAATAATATGAACTTATTAAAAAAAATTATAAAAAATGAAAACAGAATCTGAAATTTTAATAGATCTTTTTAAAGACTCTAAACTCACTGAAAGTGAATTATTTAAGTTTGCACAGACTAGTTCTGATGTAGATATTTTATTTGAGATAGTTAATGAGAACAAGGAATTTTTAAACAAGACAACTTTTGACATCGTTATAAACGCTGATACATGCACAAAAAAATCAATTTTCATATTAGAAAAAATTATTTCTATAGATTCAAATTTATATTTAATAGATGAATTTTTTTTATTTAAGATGTTACAAATGAGATCTCCAGATTATAAACGAAATAAACCGGGAGGAGAACGGTATATGATAAGGTGTTCTGAAATACAAGCTTTTGAATTATTTGTAACTAATAAAATTATTGATAATTTCGATTATTTTTTAAACAACTTAATTACTCCAGTTATAAAAAATTATTCTAATAATGATAATTATATAGTAACAAAATATTTAAAAAACATCATACTACAAAAACTACATACAGATAAAACAATTACAAACCCCCTTGATTTACTAGAATTATATAACTCAAAACGTCCGCCTCGTAACAGGTTTAAAGAGGATAACCCAGATGTGAGATACGATTATGAAGTATCTCTTGTACATCGAATACTTAGATGTACAGTGCTTTTAATTTTTGTTTGTTTTATAGCGTTGTATTTGTTCTGTATGTTGTGTAAGGCTTTTAAATGATTAATCTATATATAATAAACTTCTTACTTGCTATATCTACAACAATAGGAATGACTATAATACCATTGTTGAGTGTCGAAATCATTGGCATATCTATTTTTCTATTTGCTTTACTAGAAGGTTTTGGTGAATTATCATCAAATATTATAAGATTAATATCTGGGTATCTATTTGATAAATTAAAAAACAAAAAAAGACTCTTTTTCGTAGCTATTCTTTTAGCTTTTTTGTCTAAAATATTATTAATAATACCAAATATTTATACTTTGATATCGACAAAGTTTTTAGAAAGACTTAGCAATGGTTTCTTTGCATCGCCCAGAGATGCTTTTGTGGGCGTTATGAGCGGTGATAAAAAAGGACTATCTTTAGGTATACTAAACTCTTCTAGAGCTTTAGGGTGTGTGTTTGGATCTATTGTTACATCTTTTTATTTATCAAAAGAATTAAGTTTTCCATTGATAGCTAATTTAATAATCTTTGCAACTTTATTATGTTTTATATCTTTTGTTTTAACTTGTTTTATGAAAGATTTTACAAAGAAAATCATAAAAACAGAAACTGCGAAATATTCAGCAATAGAACTAGTTAAAGATAATTATCAATTATATTTAATAGTATTTTTATTCTTCTGTGCAAGATTTAACGATGGTTTAATTATCTTGTTTTTAAAACAGAATTCTATAGAGCCATGGTTTTACTTAAGTACGATAGGAATATTTAATAGTATATCTTTTTTGATAGCTCCGTTCTTAGGAATGATTTTAGATTCTAAACATAAAAAAATAGCAGTTTATATAACTTTCTTTAGTTTAATAATTTTTAATATTATATTTATATTTTGTAAGACTTTAGATTTAAAAATGGCTTTTTTAGCTTTGTTTTTTTGGGGTGCACAAAGAGTTGGTAGTCAAGTTTGTTTTACGAAGTTACTATTTAACAATGTCTCAAAAGAAAAATACGGTACAGCTTGCGGTGCAATGAATCTGTTTGTAGGCTTTGGAAGTTTGATAGCTGCATTAATCGGCGGATATTTAGTTTCGTGTAATTTCTCATATGTGTTTATATTTAGTTTACTATTAACGTCAATTAGTTTATTATTCTTTTATAATAAAATATAAGAGTTATTAATATGATCCCAAACATTTTTAAAAAACAAATTCAAGTTATCAGAAAACAACCTGGTTATTATGAACAAGATATAAACTCCCCGAATCTAGGTCTTTGGCAGAATGGTCAAGAGATATCTTTTACTATACAGGCCTCAGTTCAACCAGCTCCTGGAGAAATTACACAAATTTTACCTGAGGGCTATAGAAATAAATCATCTTATTTGATTTATACAGATACAGAATTGTTTTGCTCTGAAGAAGATGAAACAAATCCAGATATAGTTATATTATATAATAAGAAATATTTTATCTTGAAAAAGAAAATATACGATATGACTTATTTATCTCATTTTGAACTAATAGCAGTACAATTAAAATAATGATACAAAGAGATCTTTACAAAAAGCTACTAGAGTTTGTTACAAAATGCATAGATGATAACTTAGTTACTGTTGTTATAGCAAGTCAAAATGCTCCTAACGCACTAAAGCCATTTATAACTGTTACTATATCTTCTGTAAATCAACAAGGCCAAGTAATAAAACACGAGCCAAGAGTCGACGAGTTATTTAATAAAGTACAAGATTTTACTTACGTAAGAAATGCTTATATTCAAATTCAATCTTTTTGCAATGAAATTTTCCAACCCGCTTCTTTACTCGAAAAAATAAGAATGGGATTTGATATGGATTCTTCTTATAGTGTTTTTGGAAAGGAAATAGCTTTTGTAAGGGATTTAACAGATATCATAATATTACCCACTCTATTATCTGCAAATCAAGAATATAGAGCTGCTTATGATTTTATCTTATGTTATAACCAGACTATAACGAATAAAATAGATTATGTAACTCATGTAGAAATTACTAATGAAGTAAATAATGAAAAAATTATTGTGGATAAGTATATGGATGTGGTATATAATAGTGATAGTACAGAGTATAGCTTTTATACTACACAAGAAAATGATGAAGAGTAAATTATGTTTAGTAACGATTTAATTGAGAATATAATAATTACAAGAGAAAGCCTTGGTGTAACAAGACAACAATTCTCTACTGTTTTATTAATGGGGGATACAGATAGCGAACAAAGTTTAATAAAAGAATATAGCTCGCTAAAAGAAGTTTTAGTTGATTATTTGACAACTACACCAGAATACAAAGCCTGTTTAGCTTTGTTTCAACAACAACCTTCTGTTTCAACGGTATTGATAGCTCAAAAAACACCTCAAGAAACTTGGGTTCAATTATATACAAGATATATTAACTCTGGAAAATATGCTTATTGCGTCATGCTTGCTACTGCAGATCTTACAGATGAAGAAATAAAAGCTCTAGTTGCTCTAATACAAACTAACGAACAAATTATTGCGCTTAATATAACCGATGAAAAAGTACTAGCTTTAGCTGAATATTTTAAAACTTTACAATATAATAGAGTTGTAAGTATTTTTAAAGACAACAATACGGATTATCCGAACTGTGCAATTATGGGAGCTATCTTGCCAAAAGATCCTGGAACTCAAAATTTAAGCCTACTTCCTGTAGTGGGAATTGTTCCAGCTTCTTTGACTACTGCGAAAAAACGCGAATACGAATTATCTAATGTAAATTATTATGATTACTTCTCTAATGGAATTGCAAGGGTAGGTGCTAACTGTGGTGAAGTTGCTTCAGGAGAGTCTTTTAGATATATATATATGATAGACTGGATGGCAACAACTATAAAAGAAAATATATCGAATCTATTCTTGTCTAAACCAGTTGTTCCTTTTAATTTATTTGGTTTGAGCTTAATAAGCTCAGCTATACAACAAGCTTTAGCTACTGCTGTATCTAGAGAATTAATTGAACCAATTAGTGAAAAAAATGTAGTTATGCCTGATTTAAGCACAATTTCCAGTCAAGATAAAATATCTGGAATATTAAAAGGAATTAAATTTTACTTTACACCCACTGGCTCTATCAAACATATTGAAGGTATTTATGGTATAGCTACGGATGGACAAAATATATTATAAAATAAAAGGATAGAATATGGGTATTTATCAAGCTTTAGATGTAAAGCAATGTCAACTTATTGTTGGAGAAGAAGAAATAACAGGTGGTATTGATGGAGATTGGATTACTTTTGATGTTCCACAAACACAAATCGTTGAAACAGATGCAAATGGAAATTCATATAGAATTACTAAAGCTAACAGAAATATAACTCTTACAGTAAATTTATCTGTTACAAGTAAAAACAATAACTATCTTTCGAATTTATCTACTTCTGTAAGTAATGTTGTTTTGACACCAGTAAGTTTTAAAGATTTTTCAACTGGTACTGAATTATTTTGTAAAGATTCTGTTGTTAATTGGAATTCTGGCACGCTCGCTTCTAACGGAGCAAGGCAACATTCTTGGGAAATAATTATGATTGACCCTGTACGTAGTATAGAAGGGTTAAAAGAAATACAAGAATAGGTATTATATGACAAACAATATTTATAATGAATTAGACTTTGAAAAATTAGGACTGTCAGATCTTTTAAAAAACTCAGAAGCTACAGCTAAATATACTATAATGGGATTTCTTGCTAGCGAAGGAATGATTTTTTGTGCAAAATATATATCAAAATTTCAAAAAGCAGATGGTGATATGGATGTTTTGTTAAACTCTTTATCTTTTGATGAATATACTGAAATCTTAAAAAAGACAATGGCCGATGGGGTTTTAATAAAAACAAATAACTTTGATAGTATATTTAAAGATAAAATATATGAAGCACGATGTGTGATTTTAGCTAGCCTTTGCTTTCATTTAGAAAGTACTGAAAAAAAAAATTCTGGGACAAAAGTAAATTCAACACAGAAAACCGCGGCTTAACAGAAGAGGCTTTATGTTTGTGGCCTATATTCAGATTAGTTTTTAATGACAAAAGAATAATTACTTATGCTGAATCTAAAAAACATTCTCATAGAGAAGTTACAATGTTAAATGCAATGTTGGATTTTCAAGAAGAACTAGAAAATAGCCAAGTTAAAAAAAGTAAATAAAAATCATAAATGAGCACAGTTTTAAGAAGATTAGTAACAGTTCTTGGGTTTAGGATAAATAAGACTGGCCTTGGCGATTATGAAAAATCTATTAACTCTGTAAAAAAAAATGTCTACCAACTCGATCTAAGTTTTAGAAATCTAAAATTTGCTATGAGAGGCATAGTATTCGGTAATGTAGTTTTATCGGGAGTAGCTCTTGGAGTAGCTAAAACCATAACTTCTCTAGATGAGCTTTCAAACAAAGTTGGATTAACGATAGGTAATATAAAAGCCTTAGAATTAGTATCTCAAAAAAGTGGCAATAGTTATGGTGAATTAACTAAGACAATGTCTAGTTTTGCTGATAAAGTTTCTAAAATACAAAACCCAATCATTAGATTAAATACACTACAATCTTTAATGATTGAAAAAAACAAGAAATTAGCAAATGTTTTTAATCAATCTACAGATGGTTTTAAAAAATCAATATTAGAAGTTTCTAGTTTGACCAATGTTTTTACACAAAAAAATATAGAAGATTCAAAGCAATATATTAGGAACTGGTCTGAGTTCCGCACTATTTTAGATGAAGTAAGAAATCAAATTGGATTATCTTATATGCCAGTTTTTAATGAGCTTACTACTCGATTTAAAGGTTGGTATTTAGAGAATAAAGAATTTATAAAGAATATATCTACTGTATTAACAACAACACTTGGAAAAAGTTTAATGATTCTAGGAGATATTGTTGGATCGATTATATATCCATTTAAGACAATCACTAATCTTTTGTTTGAAGTAGATAAGATGGGGGGTGTTTTTACAAAAACTATTGAAGGCCTCACTATAGGTTTTCAATATCTACTTCCAGCAATTTTACCTATTACAAGATTGGCTAAAGTACTATCTATTTCATTTTTGTTTTTAAGTGACGTAATAAAAGATATTACTGGTTGGATGAACGGATTAGATTCTGTATCAGAAAAATTCTTTGGTAAATGGGAGAATTACACAAAAAGCTTTTCAAACTTTTCATCTTCACTTAAAGATTCTACAAAAAGTTTTATGAAAACTGCATCTGAGTTTAGTGTCGCAGGTCTATTTGATTTTAAAGACAAAAAGGTTAATATAAAAACTATTAACGATAATATTGATAAAAAATTTACAAATCCTAATTTAACTAGTCCTTCTTTTTATAACAATATAAAAACTATTAACGATAATATTGATAAAAAATTTACAAATCCTAATTTAACTAGTCCTTCTTTTTATAACAAGAACAGCTCAAGTTCTAGAAATGATGCCAAAAGTGTAAATGTGGCTCCAAGCTTCTCTATAAAAATAGATAATATATCAGTTGGAGATAATGTATCATCGAGTCAAGCAGAGTCTACAGCTTTAAAAATTAGTGAGATGATAAGTAAAGAAATTGATACATCTTTTAAATTAATGTTTTCAGATTTAACAAATAATGTAACATCTTAATTATGTCTACTACGCTTATAGCTTCAATCAGTCAAGCTCTATTGTTTTCAAAAACCTTTACGGGGTTTAGAAATAAAATTGGAGATTTAGTTATAGATGCCACAGACTCAGAAATTATAGAATACTCTTCAAACATTACAAGTCATCCAATATCTAGTGGGTCTACTATATCAGATCATATATATGAGAATCCAATTTTAATAACTATAGAGGGAAGGATAACCAATGAATCTTTATTTATGAGGGATATTGATACATTACCAGGGTTTTTAGAAGGAAATATAGTAAGTAATATATATAGTTATATAACTGGGCCAACAAAAAAACAAATTCTAGCTTTTAATTGTTTAGAGACTTTAAAGAAAAACAAAACATTAGTAACAATAGTAGCTAAAATGAAGTCTTATGATAATATGGCTATAGAATCATTGAATTTTTCAAGGGATAATGAAGTTGGTGATAATTTATGTTTTACTATAAAACTTAAACAATTAAATATTGTTACTAGTAAAATAGTAAATATTACTAAACCTATTATAGCTTCTAAGAAAGTTGGAGCTTCAAACCTTGCAAGTTTAGGAAGAGGTGACATACAAAAACTTAGTTCAGAGAATGAGCAAAAAACTAAAACAAATTTAAAAAAAAATTTAGACAGATTAACAAACATACTCCCAAGTTTTTAAAATAAAATGTATCAAATAACTTTACAAAACAACCTATATCGTGAAGAAAGTTTTATTCTAGATAATGAAACTTTTACTTTTATTTTCAAATGGAATGAAAGAGTTCAAGAATGGAGTTTAGATATAAATAATGGGGATGAATCTATTATAACAGGTATATTTCTAGTTTTTTATACTAATATTCTAAAGTTAGTTACAAGCGTTAAAAAACCCACTGGTTATTTAATAGTGCTACCACTTTCTGATAATTTAACAAAAATAACTAAAGATAATTTGGCAACGGATGTTGGAATGTTTTATATACCAAAAGAAGAATTTGAAACAGATCCTTTCTGGCAAAATTTAAAGATTTTTTAATGAGTAGCTTTAATCGAATATATAGTATAACTATATCACCTAATCTTTTAATAGAAGATCTTAAAATCAAATTTGAGATTAAAAAAAGCTTAGAAACTAAGAATAATTATTCTAAGATTGATATTTATAATTTGTCTCAAAAAGATAGAAACGCTATTAGCAGTGAGCAATATGCTTTATTTAAAATGAAGTGTGGTTATTCCGAAGATCAAGGTTTAATTAACGTAGCACAGGGCAATGTTAGTGATGTAATACATTCTACATCTGTGCCAGATATCATAACTACAATATATTCTAAAGATGGTTTTAGCGCTATAAAGAATAATTATATTCAGCTGTCTTTTAGTGAGAACACATCTATACAAACTATAACAGATAAAATAATTCAAAAAATAAATTTACCTATTAGGTTTTCAAACTTAGAAAATAAAACTATAAAGAATGGATATAGTTTTATTGGAACAGTATCTGAAGCTCTAAACGATCTTGGTAATCAATATGATTTTGATTGGTCTATACAAAATGGAGAAATACAGATTTTAACAAAAAATTCTTCTACTAACTTTCAAGCTTTTTTATTATCGCCAGAAACTGGGTTAATTGAAAACCCAACTAGAACTATTA